TCTATTCCGGCAACAGTAACACCCTCCGCTTCACTTCCACGGTATCACCAGCAAGTGGTTATTGCGGCATTCGCTCGGATAATGAAATCAAGTGTGAACTGCTTCGTTTAGGCGATGCCTGGACTTACGAGCCGTATGAAGCCTTTGATGTGACAATGCCAAACGGTACTACCGAAAACTACGGCAGGATCGCCCGGAGTAGCGTGACATGGGACAGTGAATTCGAGGTATTCACGCTTACCTCAGATGTGGAGGAATCCGCTACCCGAAGCGAGGATATCTCTATGGACTATGACTTCGTGCATTCAGCAATGCTATACATTCCATGCAACGCTGACTACACGGCAAAATTTACGCCACGCGACATCAACGTCTGGTGTTCGAGGGTATTCCTCGGTGATGGGGATGGTTTTGGAATTGTCTACTACCAAGACGTGGACTCGATTGTCTACTGGGCAAATGAAGCGGCATACCGATGGCGGTTGCGTGGTTTTGCCCTATGGTCACTCGGTCAGGAAGACTTGCGGCTTTGGGAGGCACTCCCGAAACAGAGTTAAGGAGTAATCATTCATATTGGCATTCGCGCCTGCATATTCAGCAGGCGTTTTTTATGCGAAAAAACAGGAGGTAAAACGAAAATGAAAGAGATTTGGAACTGGATTCAGGTTGCATTTGCAGCCATTGGAGGTACGCTTGGCTGGTTTTTGGGCGGATTGGACGGCTTCCTTTATGCGCTCATCGCCTTCGTGGTCGTCGACTACATCACGGGCGTGCTTCGGGCAATTGTGGAGAAGAAACTGTCCAGCAGAATCGGAGCGCAGGGTATCGCCAAGAAGGTAGCGCTATTCCTTGTGGTCGGCATTGGTCATCTCATCGACACCTATCTGCTCGGCGGCACGGGAGCACCACTTCGGACGGCGATTATCTTCTTCTACATTGCTAATGAGGGAATTTCTCTCGTTGAGAATGCCACGGCTATTGGGTTACCCGTGCCTGCCAAGTTAAAAGATGTGCTGGCACAGCTTCATGGAAAGGATGAACAGAAATGAATCTACGGAAATTGATATTCACAAACAACGCCTGCTACAAGGCTGGCAGGACTATTACTGTCAAAGGCATTATGGTTCACTCCACCGGTGCGAACAATCCGAATCTGCGCCGTTATGTGGGTCCGGACGATGGATTGCTTGGCAAGAATCAATATAACAACCACTGGAATCAGGACAAACCGGACGGTCGGCAGGTCTGCGTACATGGCTTTATAGGTAAACTGGCTGATGGGAGTATCGCTACCTATCAGACACTGCCGTGGAATCATCGCGGTTGGCATGGGGCTTCCGGCTCAAAAGGATCGGTCAATGACAGTCACACAAGTTTTGAAATCTGCGAGGATGGCCTAACCGATAAAGCCTATTTCAACGCAATCTACAAGGAAGCCACCGAACTGTGTGCCTATCTTTGCAAGGAGTATAATCTCGACCCGATGGCAGATGGCGTTATTATCGGTCATTACGAGGGGCATAAACGCGGCATCGCCAGTAACCATGCCGATCCAGGTCACTGGTTTCCGAAGCACGGCAAGTCAATGGATACATTTAGAGCAGAGGTCAAAAGGCTACTCACGGCAACAGAACCTTCAAAACCTCCCACCCCAACTGAACCGAAAAAGCTATACCGTGTACAAGTCGGTGCTTACGCCATCAAAGCCAATGCTGATGCCATGCTAAAAAGGGTCAAGGCGGCGGGATTTACGGATGCTTTCATCAAAACCGAATAACCAGCATATGCTGGTACGCAAGTGCCCCTCTTCTGTCTGTAGACGGTAGAGGGGCGCTTTTTATTTCCCCTCCGAACGGAGGAAAGCATATGACTACTGCTCAAAAAGAGCGAGTTGAATACTTACGTAGTAAAGGTAACAGCTATGCCGCTATCGCTGCCGATCTCGGTATGTCCGAAAACACCGTCAAGTCCTACTGCCGCCGAAATAACATCAGCGTTTCGATAAACCAAGAACTACCCGTAGATACTGATGCCTGTGCCAACTGCGGCATTCCACTTCAGCACATGCGGGGTTCTAAGCAGAAACGGTTCTGTTCGGACAAGTGCCGTATGGCTTGGTGGAAGGCACACCCTGAGGCCGTGAACCGCAGAGCCTTATATCATTTCGTATGCCCGATCTGTGGCACGGAGTTTGAAAGCTATGGTAACGCACGTCGGCGATACTGTTCCCGCGCCTGTTTTGGGCAGTCACGGAGGGCTTGCCATGAGTAAAGACGAAGCAATCCTCCGCTACAAGTCAGCTATGGCGGTGTTTAAAAACTGGCACGCAAATGGCATCATTTCTGATGATGACCTGCAGTCAATAGATGCAATACTTGCCCAAAAGTATGGTTTATCCTCGTGCAGTATATTCCTCGAAAATGACTTGCTATGTAAGGAAAAAAGAGTGATATATGGTAATGCGAAAGGAGGCCATTATGGGCAGAAAGATAACAAAAGTTGAACAAACGGCGCCATTGCCGACCAGACAACGGGTCGCAGCCTACGCTCGTGTTTCCTGCGGTAAAGATGAAATGCTCCATTCCCTTGCCGCTCAGGTCAGCTACTACAGCAATCTGATACAGGCCAAACCTGAATGGGAGTATGTCGGCGTGTATACCGACGAAGCGGAAACCGGCACGAAGGATTCAAGACCTGAATACCAGCGACTGCTTGCCGACTGCCGTGCGAGACGCATCGATCTCATTCTCACGAAGTCTATCAGTCGCTTTGCGAGAAATACAGTCACATTGCTTGAAACTGTACGGGAACTTAAGAATCTCGGCGTCGGCGTATATTTTGAGGAGCAAAACCTGCACTCACTTTCAGGAGACGGAGAGTTAATGCTCACCATCCTTGCAAGCTACGCACAAGAGGAAAGCCGCTCTGTCAGCGAAAACCAAAAGTGGCGTATCAGAAAAGATTTCAAGGAGGGCAAGCCCTCCAACAACATCCGCATTTACGGGTTTGACTATAAGGACTTCAAGTTAACCATTATTCCCGAAGAAGCCGAGGTCGTGCGAATGATATTCGCCGACTATTTATCGGGACTTGGTAAAAATGCGATTATGAAGAAGCTGATTCGGCTCGGAGTACCCACCAAGTGCGGTGGTCGCTGGTCAGAAAGCACCATAGGCTCTATTCTGGGGAACGAGAAATTCATCGGTGATACGTGCTTGCAAAAGGGCTTTATCACTGACCACCTTACAAAGCAATGGAAGTCAAACAGCGGTGAGCTGCCGAAATACTATGTCGAGGGTTCACATGAAGCTATTATCGACCGCGAGACCTTCGAGGCGGTTCAGATTGAGATGGCCCGGCGGGCAGCAAAAGCTAATCATCCCCGGAAGCTGACATTCAGCGAATTTTCGGGACTAATCACCTGTAAAAAGTGTGGAGCAAAATTCCGCAAAAAGGTAAGCGGCGTGGGCACAAAATATGCCAAGGTGGTTTGGGCTTGCGCTACCTACACTTACCGAGGAAAGCACGAATGTGCCGCCAAGCGAATACCCGAGGACATACTCAAAGAGAAATGCACCGAAGTGTTAGGGCTTGCTGTGTACGACCCCGATGTATTATCGGGGAAGATCATAGCGATAGCAGTCCCCGACGACGGCGTCCTGGTATTTACTTTTAAAGACGGCACAGAGCAAACATCTACATGGGAAAATCGCTCCCGACGAGAGAGCTGGACTGACGAGATGCGGCAAACCGCAAGAGAACGGGCGCTGGGAGGTACGGACAATGGCTAATATACGAGTTATCCCTGCCACCGCTCCAGCTTTGTCGGCGCAGTCAAAGTCGAACGCTGTCAAGCGTCGCGTGGCGGCTTACGCAAGGGTTTCCACCGACAGCGACGAGCAGCTTACAAGCTATGAAGCGCAGGTTGATTACTACACAAAATTCATCCAGAGCCGAGAAGACTGGGAATTTGTGACCGTCTACACGGACGAAGGGATTTCTGCGGTCACCACCAAGAAACGCGATGGCTTCAATCAGATGGTAGCTGATGCTCTGGAGGGCGGCATAGACCTCATCGTCACAAAATCAGTCAGTCGCTTTGCCAGAAACACAGTAGATAGTCTCACAACCGTCCGCAAACTCAAGGAAAAAGGCGTGGAAGTTTGGTTCGAAAAAGAGAACATATATACGCTGGATTCCAAAGGCGAGTTACTCATTACAATTATGAGCAGTTTGGCACAGGAAGAAAGTCGCTCCATTTCAGAGAATGTGACTTGGGGGCAGCGCAAGCGAATGGCAGACGGCAAGGTCAGCC